AAGGTGCAGTAATGGCTACTTCTGAAACAGTCGCTTTTAGACCTAATATAGAAGAAATAATAACTGAGGCTTATGAAAGATGTGGTCTTGATATTCAGACAAGAACTGGAGATCAAGCCATATCTGCAAGGCGTAGCCTCAACTTATTATTCTCTGAATGGGCAAATCGTGGCATAAATTATTGGGCAGTATCACAAAATACGCTTGAACTGGCAGCGGGTACGAGTGCATACAACCTTCCTGCAGGAGTTTTAGACTTTTTAGATGTTGTAATCTATAATTCTGCAGATGCAACAAGAACAGATACTATACTCAATAGAGTTACAATAGCAGAATACAATCAAATACCTAATAAAACAAATACTGGAAAGCCTAATCAGTATATGATAGATAGAGGCAGACAAACTGGCTCTAACAATATTTATAAGATATATGTTTGGCAAACACCAGATATTGGTACATATAAATTAAATTATTGGGCAATGACACAATTAGATGATGTTACTTTGTCAAATCAAGATGCAGATATACCTTATACATGGTCTGAATGCATATGTGCTGGACTAGCTAGTAAGTTATCAGTAAAATTTGCACCAGATAAGTTTACTTTACTTAATGGCTTATATAATGAGGCGTTTTCTTTTGCATCCGCTAATGATAATGATGGGGTTTCACTAAAACTGCAACCTACAGGGCTTAATTTGAGATAATGGCTAGATTCGCTTCAGGTAAAAAATCTAAAGCTATAAGCGACATAAGTGGAGCTAAAGTTCCCTATACCCAACTTAAAACTACATGGAATAATTTAAGAGTTGAGCCAAGTGAGTTCGATCCTAAACATCCACAATTAACGCCTGCAAAAAATGTAATAGATGCTACTGCATTATATGACCCAAGACCAAGTACAGATGTAGAAAACGTAGTAATCGATTTTGCATTTACTAGCAATATATTTTTATCAAGAGTTGAGCGATCACAAGTAGGAACAAACATACATGCAAGAGGAAATGTAGGTACAGTATCTACTGTAATAGAAGAAGAGCAAACTGGTGTAGTAGGAACAACTGCAATAGGTGCTTTTGCACCAGGTGTTGGTGTATCTGGAGTTGCAGGAACAACTGCTATTGGTAATTTTGAGGCACAAGACCAAATAGACGTAGATGTTACAGAGGTTGGAGCTACAAGTGCTATTGGTGCATTTGGTGTAGGTGTTGGTATAACTGGAGTACAAGCTACTGGTGGAACTGGAACAGAAACAATTACACATGATAGAATATTTGAGCTTCCAAATGGTGGCTCTGTAGGAACTGGTGCTATTGGTACTTCTGCACCACAAACAGATGTCATATCTACCAATATTGCAGGAACTGGTGGCATTAATAATTCTACAGTAGGTAATGAGCCTAATGCAACAGGTGTACAAGCAACTGGAGGTATTGGTACATTTGGAGAAGAAGGAGATGGTACATTAAACTTAACCATCACTCCAGTTAGTGCAACTGGTACTGCAAATGCAGGTGCAGAGGTTGCTGAAAGTGAAATACCAGAATCAAATACGAATGGTTGGGGTGAGAACCCATTTGGATATGCTGAATGGGGTGGAGATGGTGAGGTTAAGGCAACTGGTGGTGTAGGTGAAAGTAGCATAGATATATTTAAGGGGCCGAACCCAGTGGATGCAGTACAAGGAACTACTGCATTAGGAGCTTATCTCGTTCAAGGTAATTTAACAGTCACTGGAGTTGCAGGAACTGGTGGAGTTGGTACAGTAAGCCTTGATACTGATGTAGATACGACTGGAGTTGCAGGAACTGGAGCAATAGGAGCAGAATCAGTAGTTATAGATGGTGGATTTGGTGAAGGAACTTATGGATCAGGAACATGGGGTAATTAAATGAATTATACTAGTTTAGTAACAAATATTAAAAATTTTATTGAAGATGATAGCACTGAATTTGAGGCATCTATTCCTACAATAATAACACAAGCAGAAAACATGATATTTGGTAGATTGCCAAATTTGCCATGTTATAGAAAAAAACAGTCTGGTAATTTAGTTGTAGGTACAAAAGAATATTCTGTAGCTGATGCTAGAATGATTAGACAAGTTGCAGTCACTAAGGCTGATAGTGACGTTGTTTACTTAAAACATAGGATAGATAGCTATCTTAGAGATTATACTCCAAATGCAAGTACGTCTGGAGTTCCATTTATGTATGCCACACGAGATGCAACAACTGCTGGAATTAGAGTTTTACTAGCACCATCTCCAAGTGCTACACTAGCTTATGAAATAGATTTTATAGGTCTAGAAACAGGTTTGTCTTCTACTAACGCTAATAATTGGGTAGGAGATAATGCAGAGCAAGTTTTACTAACTGCTTGTTTATTAGAAAGTTCTGCTTTTCTAAAGGCGCCAGATAGTGTAAACTTGTATAAGGCACAATTTGATGAGGCAATAGCGTTGTTTCAACAAGAAATGCAACGTAATTACCAATCAGAATACGAAGGAGGTATTTAACAAATGGCAATAACACAAGCAATGGCTACATCATTTAAAGCCGAAATTTTAGATGAAGTACACGATTTAGTCGCAGACACTTTAAAGATAGCTCTTTATACAAGTTCTGCATCACTAGGAGCAAGTACAACTGCATATTCAACATCAAATGAGGTGGCGAATGGAAATGGTTATACAACTGGTGGAGTAACACTAGCAAACAAAGCAGTATCAACAAGTGGTACAACTGCATATTTTGATGCTGACGACCCAACATGGACAAGTGCATCATTCACTGCTAGAGGTGCATTGATATACAATAGTTCTGCAAGTGATAAGGCAATAGCAATATTAAATTTTGGTGGTGATTTCACTGTATCTTCTGGTACATTTAGGATTGTTTTCCCAGCTGCGGGTGCAAATGCTATCATAACTATAGCTTAAAGGAGTAAGTAAATGGCTAGTACCTACGTCAATAATCTTAGATTAAACGAAATGGGCACTGGTGATGCCAGTGGAACATGGGGAGATACAACAAATACCAACTTAGAACTTATTGGTGAGGCTCTTGGATTTGGCACAGAAGCTATAACAACAAATGCTGATACTCATACCACAACAGTTGCAGATGGTGCTTCTGATGCAGGTAGAGCCATGTATCTTAAATATACTGGAACACTAGACAGTGCTTGTACAATTACAATAGCACCTAATACTATGAAACGTATGCAATTTATAGAAAATGCAACTAGTGGTTCTCAAAATATAATTATAAGTCAAGGTTCTGGTGCAAATATAACAATTCCTCCAGGAGATACTAAAGCAGTTTATTTAGATGGTGCAGGTAGTGGAGCCGCGGTTGTAGATGCTTTTGCTTCTTTGAATACAGTAGATTTAAAAGTACAAGATGACCTTACTGTTACAGACGATATGTCAGTAGGTGGTACTGCAACTTTATCTGGGTTAGCTTATCCAACTTCTGATGGTAGTGCTGGACAGTTCCTAAAAACAAATGGTAGTGCAGTATTAAGTTTTGAAACTGTTGATACAACAACTAAATTAGATGATATTGCACTTGGAGATGCCGCTAGTACATTAGCGACTTCAGCAGGAAACATAACTATTGATGCACAAGGAAGCGATACTGATATTATACTTAAAGGTACAGATGGTGCATCAGATACAACATTTCTTACAATAGATGGAAGTGAAGCAGGGTTAGCAACATTTAATGCAGGTGCAGTTTTTGGTGGTTCTGTTTTGCCTAGTTCAGATGATGCTATAGATTTAGGTTCTGCTTCTAAGCAATGGCGAGATATATATACTGGCGATATAAATTTAAATAACACTAAAACAAGAGACAACGAAGTAGATGGAACAAGAGGGTCTTGGACTATACAAGAGGGAGATGATAATTTATTTATCTTAAACAGACTTAATGGTAAAAAATATAAATTTAAGCTAGAGGAGATGATATAATGGCGGCTATGTATGTAGGAGGGGTACAAGTAACTGGTACTCAAACTTTAGATGCAACAAAATTAACTGGAAACCTTCCTGCTATAAGTGGTGCAAGTTTAACGTCTTTAACGCCTGCAAATATAGCGAGTGGCACTTTACCAGCTTTAAATGGTTCTAACTTAACAAGTTTACCTTCGCCATCAACAATACCTACTTTGTCTACTAATACTGTTTCAAGTTTTGGATTTTTACAAACAAGTACTACTACTAATCAAAATAGTACTATAGTTCCAGGCAATTATGGAAATAATAATAATCACTATAGAGGGCATTGGAGCAGTACTTCAGTCAATTATGGAAGTTATCCTAGTGGCACTTGGAGAGCTTTTGGTACTGCTACTGGTGGTGGTGCAACACTGTTTCAAAGAATTTCGTAGTGTCTTATAATGGCAAAGTATGAAGTTATAGATAATTATTTACCTATTGATGTTTTTGAAACTATGGTAAATGCTATTGATAATGATGACCAAAATTTTCCTTGGTTTTATAATAGATTTGTAGATGATGATGCAGAAGGTGAAATGAATGACCATTTTTATTTCGTACATTTATTTTTATTAGACAGTGTTGTAACTTCACACTTTTATAGTAGTATACTACCACTAATTCACAAAATTATGCCTAAAGCGTTAATACGAATTAAGGCAAATGCTTATCCAAAAAATGGAAATAAAATAATAAAACATAGACCACATATCGACCACGATTTTGAACATAAGGGAGCTATTTTTTATTTAAATACTAATAATGGTAAAACAATTTTAGAAGACGGAACAGAAATAGATAGTGTCGCAAATAGAATGTTACTTTTTGACTCTAGTAAATCTCATACTAGTACAAATTGTACAGACGCTAAAATGCGTTTCAATATAAACATAAATTATTTTTAAGTAGTTATGGGTATGGATTTATTCTCTAAATACATAAGAGACACAGAAAATGTCGAATTAGCAAAAGAGTTATATCCAGTTTGTAAACAAATTTTAGAAGAAACAAGCGAAGACAGAAGATATTTATATGGTAAAACCACATGGTTTCAACCACATATAATGAATAAGTACACATCTGAATTTAATAATTTTTTTAAATATGTGGATAATGAAGTTAATGAGTTTCTAAAGCATCAATGTATTGATGTTACTAATGCTAAAATAAACATGAATGAGTTTTGGCTATCAGAAATGTATGAAGGTGGCTCTCATTCTAGTCATGTTCATAGTCCACATAATCAACTTAGTGGTAATTTTTATGTTTATTCAGAACCAAATAGTAGTAATATAGTTTTTAACAGAGGAGTTTATAATGATGTTTGGTCTAATTTTAATAAAACAGATTTCACAAGATATAATTCTCCCGAATGGTGTTTTGTGCCAACTCAAGGAAAATTTTTACTTTGGGAGTCAGATTTGTTACATGAAGTAAAAACAAATGAAAGTAAAAGTAGAATGGCTTTAACATTTAATATTAAAATAACAGAAGAAGGAGAATAAAATGCCTATAACAATAGCCTCAACTGGAGATACTTTAATTGGTGCAAAAAACCCTAGATGGGGCAATAAAGAACAAACAGTTGTAGAGATTGATGCAAAATGGTCTCACTATGAAGGACTTGGAATGACCGAAAATGATGGTTATTATATGTTTTTGGCTGAGCCAAATGATCCAGAAGCTCATGGTAGAGAAATTCTTGAAGAAGCAAAAAAAGGAACATATGGAACTGTAGCGGATTTTGACCCTGAAAGGGAGTAAAATGACTGTCTTAAAAACTTTACCTAAACTTCAACTACAAAACAGTTTCATTGGTAGTTACACAGATGGAGCATCTAAAGAATATTGTGATAAAGTTATAAATGCTTTTAATTCTTTTGAAGGGCAAGGTAAAGCTGATGGAGATAATAATTTACCATCTTCTAATGACCCATCACAACTAAGATTTAGAAAAGACCATGTCTTGTATTTAGAAGACCAAGCACTTCCTATGGATGGCTATAGAATTGTTAATCCTACATTAATGCAAGAAACAAAAAATATTCTTTCAGAAAACTTACAAAAATACATAAAAGATTATCCCTCTTTAGGTATGCAAAACATAGAACTTTGTTCTATAAAGATACAAAAAACAGAACCAAAAGGTGGCTTTCATGTATGGCATTGTGAACATCAAACTGGTAATAATCACCCATTAAGAGTTTTAGCATGGACAATATATTTAAATGACATACCTGAAGGCGAAGGTGAAACAGAGTTTTTAGAATATGGTATAAGAATACCACCAAAAAAAGGTTCTGTTTGTTTTTTCCCTGCAAGTTTTACACATACTCATAGAGGTAATGCCGTTTATTCTTGTGATAAATATATTGCTACTGGTTGGTATGTTTTGAAACAACCTAGAAATACTGAAATACCAAAAGGTACAATAGGTTCTTTGATACGAGTACCACAAGGTACAATGGGTGCTTAGACGAGGCAAAATTAAAGTGGAGAGCCTTTTAAATAAATTATTGTAAAATAAGGAAGTTTTATGAAAAAAGGTTTAGAAAAAAATAGTAAATATAATAAATATGATATTAATAATGATGGTGTTGTAACAGATGAAGAATTGGCAATCGCCACATCTATTAAAGAAACAGAACAAGTTTTAAGAAAACAATTAGCACAATTAAGAATTGCAAGAGCAACATTAATAGCAATGGGTTTATTTACTGTAGCTATGTTTTTTGTTGATATAGAAAGATTAAAGGCATTATCTGATATAAGTAATCTATTTTATATTTCTGGTGCAGGAATTGTAGGTGCATATATGGGTGCTTCTGCTTTTATGAGTAAAAAATGATGTTCAAGGCATTAGTAACTATATGTGTAATAGGTTTGCCAAATAATTGTCAAATTTTAGAAGACCAAGCTGGCCCGTATGAAACAGAATTTGCTTGTAAACAAAGAGCATTAGAAATAAGCAGACAAGTTCACATATATTACCCACTATGGAAACCAACAAAATACAAATGTCAACAATTGCCTGAAGGTAGATTAAAATGGAAAATATGATATTAGATGCTTGGAATGATCTTAGTTATATAGAAGGAGTATTATTTACTATGTGGATATTTATTCTATACTATGGCAAAGTATGGATAGATAGTAAGTTTAGACGAAAGGAATGCACATGCTCACGGCGTTAATTGGACCCGTATCTAATCTTCTTGGTAAGTTTATAGAAGATAAGGACATGAAGAACAAGTTGGCACATGAGGTGGCAACAATGGCTGAAACACATGCTCAGGAACTGGCAAAAGGGCAGTTAGCTATAAATCAAACTGAAGCCAAGCATAGATCAATCTTTGTAGCTGGCTGGCGACCCTTTATTGGCTGGACATGTGGCATTGCTTTATGTTGGCATTTTGTATTAGCACCAGTAACTATATTTATATGTGCATATCTAGCAGTAGAAATACCAGAATTGCCAAGTTTCGATATGGGTTCACTTATGACTGTTTTGATGGGGATGCTGGGACTGGGCGGGCTCCGCAGTTTTGAGAAGTATAAAGGTTTAACAAAATGATGTGGTTTTGGTTGAGTTTAGCTAAATTTTTTAATAAGATTGGTAATTATTTCTACCATCGTCATGTAAGTTGTTTGAGAAAAAGACAAGGAAGATAGATGAACATTGATACATTAAAAAATGAATTGATTGCTGACGAAGGAGTAAAGTACGAAATATACTTAGATCATCTAGGATATAAGACGTTTGGTATTGGTCACTTATGCAGAGCAAAAGACCCAGAAAATGATATGGAAGTTGGTACTGCAGTGTCAAAAGAAAGAGTTGACGAGTGTTTTGCAGAAGATATAGAAAAAGTTATAGATGACTGCACAATACTTTATGATGATTTTTATACACTACCAGAAGAAGCACAATTAATTATTGCAAATATGATGTTTAATCTGGGTCGCCCAAGATTAAGTCAGTTTGCTAAGATGCACGCCGCAGTTATGGATGCTAATTGGATTGAGGCTGGAATTCAAATGGAAGACTCTAAATGGGCGAAACAAGTTCCAAATAGAGCAGAAAGACTTTGTGAAAGAATGAGGAATATAGCCTAATGCCTTTAGTGCCATTAAAATTCAAAGCTGGAATAGTAAAAGACATTACAGAATACGCTTCTGGAAAAGCTGGATTTTATACAGATGGTAACTTAGTAAGATTTAGAAATGGTTTCCCAGAAAA